CCCATGAGCGTAGCTGCAATTGGGATGGTGCCATCATTGATTTGAGCATCAATGGTAACGCCACCCTGACTCTCAAACAGATACGTCTCGTGAGTGCCAACAGTGCCACCAGGGATCACACTACCAGCACTAGAAACGTCAACACCGTCATCAAGCCCGTTGGGGTCAGCGGCGACAGAGTCGCCGTCGTCGTCGGTAAAAGCCTGCCAGCCCAAATCCATCGTGCGGGACGATCCAAGAGCGGAGAACCCAACATACGACAAGCGAAGCATAAGGCGGACCTTACCGGCAGGAAGTTTCACCAGCGAAGCGGTAGAAGTCGCATCACCAGCACCAGCCCCCTGGGTGAAAGCAAAGAAGGCAATCCGAAGCCGACCATGAAGCTCATGGGTGGCAGGATGCTTCTCTGGGGTTGCAGTCGTGTAACCGACTTGCGTGGAGTCTTCGGTGGTAACAGCCATTGCTGTTCTCCTTTCCTACCTATGGCCTAGGGATCACAAGCGATCTCAACGACCAACTCTTCCTGAATGCGCGTGGCACCCACGGAGAAGTCGAGGTAGACCTGAGTCGAGTAGTTCTTGTCCGCTCGCTCAGTCACCCTGGTCGTGATCTCTTGGCCGACAGCAAGCCCAATAGCGTTTGGGGTCCAGCAGTAAACCAACTCGTCGCTAGAACCGTCCGTCGAGAGGGTTTCATACCGGATGAAGGAGAACCCCATGAAACTATTGACCTTGCCCTGGACCAGCGCGAATACGTCGTTGTAATCGCGGCTCTGGACCTCGGTTTCGGAAAGCAGCTTCGACAACTGTTGAGCGTTGGCAACGCAGAAGAGAGGCGCGTTGTCATCGATCTCGCCGTTCGACATGAGGATCTTCTTGGCAGCGATGAGCTTGCCGACCGAGAGGCCAACGTCACCCGAGCCAGAATCGTAATCATGGTTGTTCACGGCGACTTGCTGACCGGCGGGAAAGGACACACTTGACGCAGAATCGTCCTCGTCCATTGAAGTGGCGTTGCCACCCATGGCCGAGTAGATGCTGGAATCAAACTGACGGCCAGCAGCCCAACCGGCGTTAACCGCATACGGACCTTCAGGGTCAATAAGCAATTTCACACGGTCAGCGTTGTCGATCAGGTCAGCCCAGACGTAATCGTTGAGGGTGACGCGCCGACGACTGTGAGGCGTGTTGATGAGCGGGGTGTCTTGATGACGGGAAGTGCGGGCCTGAACGGCAGTAGCGCCGATCCGCTCGAAATAGCCAGCCTTTCCCTTCAGGAAATCGGGGTCAGTACGAACAGCGTTGCGGAGCCGTGAGCCCTGCTGCTGCGCGAGCATAACCACGTTGTCCTGAAACTGTTGCACAAAGGCAACTGTGATTTCCGTGGACATCGGGATCTCTCCGATTTGGTTGAAGCCAAATTGTCTGTCGGAGAGTAACCCGGAAACCCGGACCCTTCCTTGGCCGGTATGCCCGGCCCCGGCAACCACTCTTGGTGGTCAGCACGGGCTCTACCGAAGTAGAGTAATCCGAAGGAGCATTACCCCTAAACGGATAAAAGGGTTATGTCAAGGGCAATCGTTTCTTCGGTAAACCGTTTTTGACGTAATTGAAATATTCATCCGCTTTTGTCGTGGCATGGGCAATCTGTGCAGCGGAACCATGTATGTGAGCAAGCTTCAAGCATTCGAGTCGGATGGCCTCGTTTGTCAGAGGCTTCGCCAGACCCGGAGTTTCCTTTGGCGTCTTCATGCGGCTGCGGTCCCGTGAACGACCTTGTAAAGCTCGGCCATTTCAAGAACAGCTTCCTCATGCCCAGGAGTGCTGCGTTTGTAGAAAACGTGGTCCTTATCACCACGGATCTCGTTGATCTTCGCCTGAGCGTCCTCTTTGGTCATTCCCGATGCTCTACCGTCGCCCATGTCACCGCCTCCTGAAGAGTTCTCGGAAATCAGTCCACCAATCCTGGCGAAAGCTTCAGCTAGCGTCGAGTTGCTGGCGATCAGTGCATTGAGCCCAGCATGATCATCCTCATTAAAGAAGTTTGTCACGGCTCGATTGATGGCTCCGGTCTGAGCATCGTAAGTCAAACCCCACTTGGTGCGAAGCTCTGCGGTGGCTTTCTCCATCTCAGCCACATCGTCATCTTCCATCTCTTGGCCTTGCTCTGCAATCGCAGACATTTGATGGTTGAAGATGCCCTGCGCTTGCGTGGTCGTGAGGCCAAGAGAATGGGCCGAAGCCTTGAACGCCTCAATATACTCCTCGTCGTAGGCGTGTCCCTGAACCTCTGGTAGCTCAAACTCATACCTGTCGGCGCTCTCAGGGCGTCCTAGCTTGTTCCAGAGCCCATTCCAAGCCTCTTCGGACGAGCGCCCGTCAGGGATCGTAGTCATCGTCCCAACCTTGGCCTTGGTTTCGATGTAGCTCTTTGCGAGCCCACCTACGTCCTTGAAATCAGCCAGGGAAGTGTTCTCCTTCAAGTCGTCGGGAAGTTGATCGTGCCACTCAGCCATTTTTCATTTCCTCTAAAGCTACTTCACGGATGTCGATTCCAGACTTTCGACAGATTCGTAGGACCATGTCACGTTGACCTTCTCGGAAGGCCGCATCGGTTGCAGACGCACCGGCCTTGTAGCTGATCCGAAGTAGGTAGTTACGAGTGAGATCACGGATGACATTCTCACCATGAATAGACGAAAACGCATTTACGTAAGCCTCATCCCGCTGCTTCTGCTCTTTTTGGTTCACTGACTGGTAGTCCTGATATTTTCAGCCCTGGCAACATCCAGATCCGCACGAGCTGTCTCCACCCCAAGCTGGGCAGATCTCTCGGCGGCTTGCTGCTCAGCACGAGCGCCACGGACCTCTGTGAGCCCGGCTTCGTCACGAAGCACGGAATCGTCAACGTCCAGTTGCTCGGCCACAAATCGTGCCACGGCATCCGTGTCAACAATATCCAAGATCGTCGGGTCCACTTGCGCCAAGGGTACCAATGTCTCAATGAGGCGCTGAATGGAATTGATTTCAGATTGCCGTTCCGCTCGCGCAAGTGGGCCTGTGTATTGAACATCTATCACCGAACGCTCTTGCAAAGCTGCTGGGACTTCTCCCAAGGCTCCCGCCCGAAGCATGATGCTGAAAACACGTTTGATGAGCGGGTTCAGGAACTCTGTCTCAAGGCGACCCAGTGTCGGGCCTAGCACCCGTTGCATAAGCTCAACACGGGTGCGGATCTCTTCTGCCGTCATTCGATCCGACTGCGGCAGCTCCAGCTGGTCTACGAAGAAGGCTTGCTTGATTCCCTGGCGTAGCTCCTCCAGCTTGATCCGGCCTATATCCGGTCTACCACGGAACTCGTAGAACCACATGGCGTCTTTGTCCCGAACGGTGGTTCCTTTGCCAGGATTCAGGTTGACCTTGCCGATAACGCCATCATCCTCCATGAACCAGGGAGGATCGATGAACTTGGCCCAAGCCTGAAGTTCTAGCTCGGTAGCCTTATTCAACACCTTCAAATCGGGTAATGCAGTGCTGCCCGGTCCTCGACCGTACTTCTCACCAGCGTTCTTGGTCCAGCGTGGAATGAAAGCCGGAAACTCTTCGTATCCGCTTTCTTCCAGCTTCTTTTCATCAGTGACGCTGATATAGACCGACTGCCACGGCATATCGGTAGCAGTGGGACTACCGTCCTTCCGATCTGCTCGGGGCCTGATCCAATGCAAAAATACCCAGGGATGGGTTGGATCTTTCATGGCTGCATCACGGATTTTCTTCGGCAGCTTGCTTTCACCGAATCGTTCTATCGCCTGATCCGCAGTGTAGTTGATTTCAAAGCAAATGCCGTTGCCGTGACCCTCGGCGTCTTCCTCGAAAACATACTGCTGAATCGGATACGAAGTGAAGACAAGCCCGTTGAACGGCTCGGAGCCTCTCAGTTCCTCACACAGCATTCCGCCAGTGCCGAAACCTGAAACGTCGATGTAAAATTCATGGCTCTGACTGTGGAAGTTGGAAGCGTTCAACGCTCGCCACATCTTCCGTGAGACTTGCTGAAGCCAGTCCCGAACCTCTGGTTCCTCAGCAGCGGGGTCACCTTCCTCCAGCTTCAACAGGAACCAGCGAAAGGCTCGACTGGTGAGGGTGCCTTGAAGGTTCGCGGCCAGGATCTCGTGAGAGTGGATGCCCACAGAGGCAAATCGCTGCGCCTGCTTTTTCTCACCGGGCGTCCGCCTCACGGTGATGTCGGATTTCCTGGGAATAAGATGGTCGCCAATCTCCTGCCAATGGGCTTCCCAGGTATTCCGGCGTTTGACCGTCAGGGTGTTGAAGCGTTTAATGAGCCGTTTGACTTCATCGGTTGTTGCAGCTGCCATGATCCTATCCCAGTACGTTGAAATCGCCATCCGTCATGCTTGAGGCGGTGACGATTGTTGAAGAACTGGAAGATGGGCGACGAGCTTTGTCCAAGCTCATTATTAAGTACCTCGTGGCGTCCATGAGATCGTCCCGCTCCTTGACGATCCTGCCGTCTTTCCGATGGTACAGCCGAAATTCCTCAAACCAGTCGTTAAGGTGGGCAGCAACCTTAAGTCGGCCAGTCTCCATACGATCAAGGAGAATGTCAATACCGGCCTGAACAGAAATCCCTCCGTCCCTGTGCTGGGCGTGTTCCTTCAACATCTTCAGACCGGCTTTTTTCCAAAGCGTGGAAATCGGTTTTCCAGAGTTTGGATCGTGCTTGTGACCATCGTGCGGCCACGCCACAGGGTAGCCCTTGGGTTTCGAGCGGGCGAGGAAGGCAGCGTGGTGGGTCGCCATCGTCACCTTGTTCTGGCGATAGGCGTCATGGATATAGACGGTATCCGCGTCCATGTCGTACCGAGCCCAGACACCGGCAGTCGGATGATCCCATTCCCCGAAATCCACGGCTGCGAGGCAACGGAAGTGATCGGGAAAGCCACCCTGAACCTGATCGTGGGTGTACCTGATTGCAGATTCGGTTATCGGGAAAATCCGGCCAGAGCCCAACATCGGGATACCCTTGGTGCGGGCCTCGATTTCAAAGTCGGGATACTGGTCCTCGATAATCTTCCGCATTTCCGGCGTGTAGTGATCCGCGTCCTCCAGCTCCATGTTGATGTAGTAGCGATCCTCGCCCTTGCCGATACCCGGCATATAGTAGCGATTCACAACGCTGCTGTGGCCCAGGAGAGGCGTGAAGGTCAGCATGATCGGGGCCAGGGTTGTATTCGTCCGCGTCAGACCTTCCGTGTAGATGTCGAGGGGCGGTTCCTCGTCAAACCAGATTCCGCCGTTGAGGGTTTCACCCTGCCACTTCTCGCGGCCCTTCTCGTATGATTTGAACCAGACGTAGCTGACCTGACCGCTTTCGTGTTTGACGACTATGCTATCGAGAGACTCGGGAACGCCTCGGGCAAGCTGTACGTCTTCGATGGCATCGAGAGGGATCATGCCAGTACCGTACTCGCGCTTTACCCCGGCGAGGATGCGCTGTGGGTTGTCTCGGGTCGATTCCCCGGTCACACCGGCCACCCACCACTTGTTGGGCTCAGAGATGATCTTGCCTTCCCAACCTTCGGGGTAGCGGCCTGTCAGGTGCGTAGAAACTTCTGCGCCAGCGCACCATGTCTTGCCGACTTGGTTTGCAGCGATCAAGGCTCGTTCTCGATAGAACGCTCCAGCTTTGTGGAAGGCGGCTTGTTTGGCGTAAGGCTTGTAGAGGGCGAGGATATTATGCTGGGCAAACTGCTCTAGCAGCGCCATCGTGTGCTGAAGCTCACCCAGCTTCTCTTGCTGGGATTCCGACAACGTCACGGTTAGGTAACTTTTGGTGTCTGGGGCTCAAACTTGTCACAGGCTGGCTTGGAAAGCACCACGACCGACTTCTTTGGATTGATCTTGCCCCTCTTGGTACGAAAGACCTCTGTCTTCCCGACCAAAGCGCGATGGTTATTTACGAGCCGCCGACTTTCACCAGAGCCGAAGGACTCCTGTTGTGTGGGA